GATGTCGTTTGAGCGTCAATAGCAGGTGTCCAAGTCCCCTCCTCATAGTCCTCCAGCTTGTTCGCCGCACCAGTGCCGCCAAGGTAAACACCGCCAGAGAGGTAGAGGTCTTTGAAGCGGGATGCACTAGCCCCTAGATCAATAGAAGCATCTCTGTTTGTGCCGTCACTTTCAGCAGGGAAAATGCCGTTGTTTGTATTACTTAGCCTGATCCCTGTGTTGCCAGATACGAAGTAAGGCTGGGCAGAAACAACCCCAATACTCCCCACCGTGGTGCCGTCTTTCTTCAGATCAATGATAGTCCCGTCCGATGTCGCACGGTCAACAGTGAGGACAGTAGCGCCATCGTTGTCTACAGTCAGACCACCAGTGTAGTTCTGGGAGTTAACCTCGTAAGTACTGTAAGAGATAACCTCAACGATATCATTCAAAGCTGCACCAGTAGTCAGTACAACATCAGAACCATTAGTAGCTGTGTAGTCAGTACCATCAAGGAGGTGGACACCATTGAGGTATACGTCTACATAACCGGGTGTGTAACCGATAGTAGCAAAGGTAGTCTGACTTGCAGTAGCTGTGAAGTTCTGACGAGACTGGGTAGCCTGTGGTGTTGGGATGTTACCAATGTATGCAGCACACATTTATGTTACCTCTCTTTTATTGGTGTTTAGGATATTCATTATGTTATGTACCTCATCTTTAGTAAGAAGTCTGTATTCAGTTGAACCTGTGAAAGGTGTGTGGAAGGACACGGGTATACCAATGGAGAGGAACTTGCTTTCAAGTGATCTAGCGGACACAGACACGGCCACCAGGCAGTGTAACTCCGACTTAATACTAGAGGCTTCCATTACCTCCAATGGTCGTCTAGCTCCCAAGTTTGAAGACGTTACACCAACTTTATAAGCTAGACGACCCCCCACACGTATATCAGTCTTTATGAGGTACACTACGTCGTCTCTAGATTTCACCTTCTTGTAGAGAGGGAAAACTGACTTAATTAAGTTGTTGCGGACTAGCCAAGAGTATACCGACGGGTCACCTCTCTTTAAGTCTACACGATACTTGTACCCACTGGCTACGCTACGGCAGAATCCTTCCGTTAGAGTCCTGTGCTGCTTATCACCGTAGAACTCCTGTAACCACCCCGCCCTGACACACTTCAAGTAGACGGGTGTGTCTGCTAGTTCCAGCTCTCGCCTCGACGCATACTGGTCTGCAGTATCCTTACACTCTTGCTTTGTAAAGTTCTTACGCCTAGCCCTCGGTATAAACTCATCAAGCCAACCCTCTAAACGACACTTACGGTAGACTGAAGGATCGTTATCCAAAAGGTGCTGCCTTACAACGTACTGGCCAGCAACGCTCCTACAGTACTCTCTAGTAAGGTGCCTACCCTTGTGGTAAGACATAGAGTGTAACCTTAAAGACAATATATCCTGACATATTACACTGCCTCCAATGCTGTGACCCTAGCTTTAAGGTCAGATATTTCTGTTAGTGCTTCTTGCAGTGCAGCTGTAAGCAAAGGTACCAGTTTTGATTGGTCAATAGCTTGCATGTCAGGTACAGAACGAGTACCCATCACAGCTGGTACAGCCGGGGTTAGTACAACACCTTCTGCATCGTAAGTAGCTTCTACCGCTGGTGTTACTTCATACTCTTCGTCACGCATTGCGTCTTTAGTACCAGTAACTGCTTCAGGTACTACTTCAGCTAGTTCGTGGGCTAGGAAACCATCTACTCTAGAGCCGTCTACCTTCCATGCAAAGTTGATAGGTTTGAGGCTTTGTACACGTTCAGATGCACCGACCATTGGAACCCATGCTTCTTTTAGTCTGTAGTCTGAAGATGTGTTGTAGGCTGTAGCTGAAGCTGTTACTGAGATACTCCCCACCGTGGTGCCGTCTTTGCGGAAGTTTAGGATGCTACCGTCCGTGCCGAGGCGATTAAAGATAGCACAGTCTCCACCATTAGTGGTTGTTAGCTGTCGGCCACCAGCCTCAAGTGCTGTTCCAGTAAAGGCAATATTGGTACTCGTCTTACCCACCAACAGATTACCGCTGCTGTCGATGCGCATGGCTTCGCCAGCAGAACTATGAGTAAATGCTAACTGCCAAGCTGAGTCTTTAGCCGTAATGTCCCAGTAAGAACCTAACGCATCTGAGGCACCAGACTCCGCCAGTCTTAGTGTTGCCAGAGCAGTAGATGTTGTGGAGTCAGAGTCTCTAACTGTTAAAGTAGGGTGCAGAGAAACTAATTCCATCAAGGTGTCAGGCGAACTCGTCCCAATCCCGACATTACCGCTGCTGTCGATGCGCATGGCTTCTGCATTTCTAGTACCGAAGGCAAGAGTAGACCCACTATTATTCGCAGTCTGATTTAGATACCAAAAGCTATTATCAAAACCTCCAGCGTTGCTTACCGAAAGACTTAGCCCCCTGTCTGACTGAGTGCCACCATAAAACAAAGCCCCGCCAGAGTTACTTGGCACAGCTACTGTTAATTTCTCACTAGGCGAACTCGTGCCAATCCCTACACGGTTGTTGGTGCTGTCAACGTACAGGGTGTCAGTGTCTACAGTAAGATCACCTGTGATAGTAGCATTACCTGTTACATTAGCTGCAGTTGTGCTAAGGAGTACGGCCTTAGTACCTAGGTAACCCGACATTAGGTTTGCTCCAGAACACTTAAGATAACATCAGCAGAAGTAGCTGTGTCTGATGTAACAACAACAGTGTCTGTAGTTTCAAGGATTATCTTACCATCTAGAACACTTAGACTTGATCCAGCAGGGATAGCTGCGCTCTTAATTAGGTAAACACCGGCTACCTGTACATCAACTACAATCTGAGATGCAGTGACGTTAGCGATGTTACAACCGATGACAACTGCTGTAGTAGAGGCACCGACAGTATAGGTAGTTACTGGTAATGTACCGACACTAGCCGATGTATAGTTTAGAAAGGTATTAGCCATTTGATTGTTCCTCTGATTATCCTAATGCGATAGACAAAGCCAGGGCTGTGCCTGCTTGGTCTACATCTAAGTTTGTACGGGCTGCTGCTGCTGTTGAAGCACCGGTACCACCGTCAGCGACAGCCAGGTCACCTGTGGAGCTTATTGTTGAAAGGTCAGCTGTTAGAACACCTGAGGCCCCTAGAGTAGTGAAACTACCAGCTGCAGCTGCTACCCCACCGATGACTGTACCGTCAACAGTACCCCCGTTGATGTCTACAGTCGTTACTGAACCTAAGTCAGACCAAGTACCTGTAAGAGACCCACCACCTGTTGCTGTTAAGGTTGTTACAGATGCAGCTGCTGGAGTCGTACCACCTAGTACCGCGTCTACAGTACCGGCGTTGATATCAGCTGTGGTAGCTACTAGGGAGCTCGTTGTTACTGCTGCAGGTGTTGTGCCTCCAATAACAGCACCGTCGATAGTACCGCCGTTGATATCTGCTGTAGTAGCCACAAGAGCACTAGTCGTTACTGCTGCCGGAGTAGTAGCACCGATAGTTGTGCCATCAATAGTACCACCGTTGATGTCAGTTGTAGTAAGTACAGAAGAGGCTACAGTCATAACACCGGTTACATCAGCGATAGAAGCTGAGGCAGTACCATCCTTAGCCTTGACGTTGGTAACCTCTAGGTTAGTCATATCGAAGGTAGTAGCGTTGACTGTTGTAGCATTTACAGTTACAAAGGTTGGGCTGTCTGTTGTAGCAACACCTTGGTTCAAGGCTTTGATAGATGTAATGTCGGTAAGCTCAGAGTCCATCAAGGCTCCAGCAGCAGTTACATTAGCTGTATCTGTTACATCAGCCAGAGCTTCAATACCATCGAGCTTAGCACCGTCTGTAGCTACATCACGTCCATCAACAGTACCACCTACAGTGATGTTACCTGTGGCACCTAGTGTAGTGAAGTTACCAGCAAGAGGGGTGGTCCCACCTATTACTGTGTTATCGACTGTACCACCGTTGATATCAGCAGTAGTTAAGACAGCGGATGCAATAGTAAAGACACCAGTTGCATCAGCAATAGAAGCTGAAGCTGTACCATCGTTAGCTTTGATGTTAGTTACTTCAAGGTTGACTGACTCAAGGGTACCAGCAAAGTAACCATCCTTAAACATATAGACGGATGTGCCTAGGTCAATGTCGTTATTAGTAACTGGGTAGGCTACACCATCTTCAATACGAAGTTGTTCAACAGCTGCTGCTGCTACATCAACGTAGAAGCTAAGACGATCATTAACTGTGTCTACAGCGATCTTATTGAGAGGTATTGTTACACCTGCATCACCGATAAGGCCGATAACAGGGCCTTCAGCTGTAGTACCGTCATGGGCATGCCCAGTCGAGTTGTTAAACGCTGCCAGTACTTGATCGAACTCAGTATTAGAGTCTGATGCCTGGATAACGTCACCGTCAGTATATGTACTTTGGCGTGTATAACCTGCCATTGCTCTCTCCTTTTAGCGTCTAGCCGCTGTAGTATATTCTAGTTGGAAACCCTTAAGGGAATAAGGCTGGGATACCCCACTGTCCACAACACGCAGGGCTACAGAGAATCCCGAGCCTTCGACCGGTTGCCTGATTAGGGGATCAGTTTGACCACCGTAGGTAGCCACGCCGTAGATAGAAGAACCATACAGAGCTACAACCTGTGTAGAGTCGAGCGGATATGCTTCTGGACGAGGGGCGGATGGGTTTTCGTAGTCGTAACGCAGGAATAGGTCAGAGTTAACAGAACCTTCTGGTGCATAGTTAATGATAACACGTTGGAATGCCTTACGGATACCTGGGTCACCAGCTGTTAGGTCTGGGCTACGGTAGCGTCCAATGATAGCGGTACCATCGAAGGTAGCTCCCTTTTCATCACGGTATACGTAACCGTCATAAGAACCATGTAATATAAAGAACTCACCGTTATGTACTTCAGAGTCAGAGCAAGAGGTCCGTAGACCCTTTGTAGTTGCGAACTCGTACCCCTCTTGAGTACGTACACAGATAACACCAGACGTGGTGGCTGCAGTTGTCTCTGGGTTATTAAAGATGATACGGTATTGTGTTTTATTAGGGATGACCACAGAATCAAAGTCGTTGACATCTACCCGGTTCTGGAATAGTTCCTGAATTGGTTTAGAGATGGTACCTAAGTCAACATCCCCAATCTTGTCAGTACCAGCAACAGTACGTAGGCCATCTGGGCCTAGAAAGACAACATCACCAGCAAACTCTTTAATGGTCCACCCATTACGACAACCGATCTCACGAGTAACAGGAAGTAGTTGGTAATCAGCCTGTGAACTGCCTGTTAGCTTGTAGATACGATTAGCTGAGAAGATGAACAGGGAATCACGAAATACGATCATACCGGTGACAGGGGAGTCGATAACAAAACTACCAGCACCGTTAGCTACTGAGAAGTCATCAAGCGTTAGAGGAGCTGTAAAGATAACCTCTTGAGGATTGGATGACATACCTGCGTAGAAACCAGTGTTCTTGAATACTGAGATATAGTGTGGGTCAGCTGGGGCATTAGTTCCATTGACATCTGTTACTGTTGTACCATTCCAATATGAAGCGTTATTAGCTCCGTCAGCGAAAGCCAGTATTTCTGTACCGCTAAAGTTGATACGACGAAAGGTGTACTTCAAAGCACCTGTACGACCAGAGTCAATAGAAGTCCAAGTCTGGTATACTGGGTCAGTGTCAGAGTGTGCAGCAGCAACAGTACCGTTGGCACCACGAGTACAGCCTGTGAAGGTAGTAGTCGTAAGACCTGTGTATGTGATTTGCTCAGTCCCGATCAGTATCGTACCAGTAGCTGAGAAGCCCGTAGTGGACGTTACAGTAACGGTAGTAGCTACATTGGTCAATGCACCGCTGACAGTATTAGAGGCGCTTGTAGAGCGGTATACAGACTCCCCACGGGCAGCAATAACTTCATTACCAAAGAGGGCCGACATAAGGACTGGCTCTGTCTCAGCCGTTGTAAAAGGGACTATCGCTGAAGCCCACTTCTCATAGCCATTGATACGACGATAACCGCCAGCTGTATCTGGTTCAAAGTTCTCCAACTCAAGGGCAGCACCCGGTGGTACTACAAAGTTAGACTTGTTGAGGATGAGACCACCGCCAACTGGGAACATTAGTGGGGAGAGGCCGGAACTATCTGCCATGTTAATTAACCTCTCTTAAACAACGGAAGGAAATACCGAGGTGTTCGTACCTGTATTAAGGACTACAGTTGACCGTACATAATCAAATCGATTACTAAGGATAGACTGCATGTTCGTAATACCATCGTTAAAACGAACCCAGTTAGTTTGATACTGGTCTACTTCACCACGGTATTGGTATGCGTAAGCAGTGGCACCATCAGCAATAACAGCACGGTATAGTTCAGGGATACTAGGAACATCCATAGCTGCTGAAAGAGGTGTAGTGTTGGCGTAGTACTCATACTTAAGAGTATAAGCCTTATTCGGATAGGGGTACAGAAGGTAGTTGTTGTCAGGGGTCTGTACGACATAACGAGGGACACCACCCTGCACTGTGGTATCATCTTCCTGGCCAATGTGCCGGTCTACATATTCTTTATAGTCTAGAACAGCAAGACCACCGCCGTTAGTACCGAGGGTGGAGTCTTTGACTAGACGGAATGTTTCATAATCAACTATCTTAGCAGTTGTAGGGATAGAGTACCGGCTAGTCCCAGCTACTAGAGTCTCAGACCCTGTAGTGTGGTTGAAAGGCCAGTTGAATTCACGGTGGTTAATAAAGTTGATAGCATCGTTTACAGCATTCTTACACTGTACTTGGAAGCCACGAGCAGAGGAGAAATTAGAAGAAGTTAGTGCAACCTCGTTCATACGGGCCAATACTTCGTTAGTAATATCTAGATATGTATAAGCCATTTATCACCTTATAGAGACAGAGGGGAAAGAAGCCCCTCCGAAGAGGGACTCCTAGTTAGTCTTATGCGAGTTGATCGCGATCTACTTCAGCAGCAGCCTTTGTGCACTCGTTGATGTCTACAACAACTGCCCATACACGAGCAGAAGCAGCAACAAGGCCAGCACCAGTAACAACCTGGATGGCGTCAATAGTGTCAGCTGTAGAGATGAAGCTAGGAACTACACCACCGAGGATGGTGCCAGCAGCCTGAGCCTGCATGTCAGTAGCAGCTAAGTTAGCAGTTGTACCGTCACCGATTGCAATAGTGGACGAAGTAGCAGCACTACCAGGAGCAGTGATGAACTCGATGCCAGCAGACAAAACAGTACAACCAGCTGGAACAGCTGGACCTTCAACAGTACCAGAGGCGGTGCCCAAGGTAACAGTCTTTTCCACCAGGATTGGTGAAAACTTCAGAGATTGTGATAAAGCCATTGTATAATCCTTTCAAAGATATGACTAGAGAGAGGAAGACACCCCCTAAGGGGTGCCTAATCTAATTAAGCCAAGTTAGGCTTGTTAGCTAGGTAAGATGTAACACGAGCAAGGTACTCGGGCTTACTTTCGATGCGACTTAGGTGGGTATTACACACCCGACATAACAGCTTTCTTACGTCACCTGTTTCATGGCAGTGATCGACTACCAAACGTCCGTACACATCTGATGGTTCTTCATCACAAAGATAACACTTGTTATCCTGATCCGCGACCATCTGAAGGTAATCTTCGTACTCAAGGTTGTAGGTGTTCTTTAGATGACTACGTAGCTTCCTGTCTTTCTCACAGGACAGACACTTGGTCTGTGCTTGGTAACCCCCATAGCATGCCTTATGCTTGTGTACTCCGAATTGATCGGCCTTCTTGAACTCCCCACAGGCCTTACATACACGGTCAGTGTAGGCAGGGTGGTCTATGGGAAGTCCCTTAATCATATTACGATCCTATTACCTATCAAGCAAGGTTATACTTAGCAGTTACCAGCGCCTCTGGACGCAGGATCTTACGACCGTAGAGATGCATACCACGAACGATGTCAGCAAAGCTGTCTGGGTCACGGTAAGTTTCAGTCTTGTTGATTTGCTCAGCAGTTGCTACAGCAGAATCATGACCACCGACGATAACACCGTAGTCAGTGTTTTGGTTAGCAGTACCAGTAGTAGCAGCGCCACCACCGACTGAAGGAAGGTTGTTAGAAACGTATACGCGGAAACCATTCCACTTGTTCATAACCAGACCGTTACGCAGGGCACCGGAATCACCGAAGTCTGCATTCAAGAAACGGCTGTCTTCGTCCATCAGGACTTCGAGCATTACTGGGTCGATAACGATCCAGCGGCCATCTTTGTCTACGTTCTGTTGGTCCAACAAACGGCCCATGCGGTTAATCAGCATCACTGGTGAAGCGTAAGCTGTTGGCAGAGCAGTAGCGCCCGGCAAACGTGCAGCAACAGGGATAGAGTGATCGGCAGCAGAAGCTGTAGTGATGTTACCGAACGAGTCTTTGCGGAGCTTCATGGAAGTCAGCAATTCGTCTGTACCAGCAGTAGAAACAGCAACAGTGCCGTTTACTTGGTCGTTTACAGTGTCACCGTTGGTGTGCAAAGCAGACTGTTTGTAACCTGACAAGTAACCCAGAACTTCTTGGTCCAGCTGGTCAGCCAAGCGGTAAGCCGCACGGTTAGTAGCCAAGTCCATGAAGTTAACGTGTGAGTGAGCTTCTTCGATATCGTCGATTTTGAAAGCAAAGTAGTTAGCTTTGTCAACAACCAAAGAGAAGTCTTCGTCGTCAAGATCTTGAGCAGCGATCTGTGTACCACGAGCGTAGCTGGATACAGAGATTTCAGGCTCTTTGATGATTTTAACAGTGTCACCCTGTGCAGAGATCTCACCGAAATAGTCAGAGTTAGTGATGTCATTACAGATAGCCTTCTTGCGGAATGCAAGCTGGACTTTCTTGGAATAGATAACACTGGAGAAGTTGCCGTTAGGCAGGTTGCCGTGACCGGCTGCAGATGTAAAAGCCATTATAAATATCCTTCTAGATGTTTGGCTTGATAAGTAAGAATCCAAAGTATCCGTATAGACGGAGGATTCCAGTTAAGAGAACCTAAACAATCGGGATAAGAGGCTGAATCTTTCTAGGGTGCTTTCAGGGTCTGCTTGCCAGCTTCACCATCTAGGGCCTATACTTATCAGGTAAGTCTTAGAGATTATTAGTGTTCAGGAGACCCCAGAGGGGCCACTGTAGGTGTTCAATAGGGTATCCAAAAAGGGGGCCTACTAAACACTTACAGTTATACCATACTTATACCTTGTTGTCAAGATGTTATTTAAGTAGGTTGGTATTAACGAGCCTTGCCAGAGATGTCGTAGATAAACTTCCCTGATTGCATTGCTTCTTGAATCTCATCGTAGCGATCTTCAAACTGTTTGTCTGTCATCTTCGCTACTACAGATTCTTTTAACATTGAACCAGCACCAGTGTCGTCTACAGCAGTGCGGGTGCGTTTAGATACAGTCTTAGCTGCGTCTTTAGCTTTACTCTTCTTTGCAGAAGGTGTCATGTCATTGTCAACCTTATACAGGTCAATTACACGGATAACACTTGCTGCATCGTCTGAGTTCTCATAAAGGGCATCACGTACCCACTTAGGTTGCTCCTCGACCCAGTCATGGAAGCCATCAGAATCACGTAGTTCGTCAAAGTCACCATGAGCTTTACGAATAGTTGTTTCAGCTTTAGTACGCTCAGCTTCGTAGTTAGCCTCATCGAACTCACGTAGGCGACTCTCTGCTACTGCGAACTTCTCTTCAGCCTTCTTGGATGCGATAGTCTCCACGATAGCAGCTACGTCCGGATACTTCTCAGCCCATGCCTCGATATCCTCGTCAGACTTAGGGGCACGGAGAGGAGGTGATGTGGATTCGACTGCTTCCAGCTTCTCCTTCCACTCTTTCTCTTTCTCAGCCATGTGACGACGAAGGTCACCATAACGCTTCTTAAAGGACTTCTCCTCACGGCTTAGATCGGAGTCGTCTTCCTGTGCTTCGGATTCCTCTTCGGCTTCTTCTTGTTTGGCACTATCCTTGGTCTGTACTTCGGTGTCCTCAGATCCCTCGCTATCGGATCCCTCGACCTCTGCTTCTTCTTCTTCATGGGATTCACCTAGTTGAGCCTTCATAAGCTCCTCAAGTTCCTTTTCATCCTTCTCAAGTCGAGCCTGCTTAGTCATATAGTTACTACCACGAGCCATCATGGACTCCTTAGCAGTTACATTCTTTACCATTTCTTGAGCCATTACTTTTCCTTTATGTTGGGGTCAGCTTATGCTGAGTGGCCTTAGTTATTTATATAGGAGTTAGTAAGGGCCTATTTGCGGCCCAAACCTTTCTTAGTAGTTGTCTTCTTAGGGGCTGGCTTAGCCTTAGCACGTGGCTTAACGAAACCACCCTTAGCCATACCGAACTGCCCACCGGCACCACGGGTAGCTCCAGCTTTCTTAGCAGCCTCGTCAGAAGCTGAAGGAGCAGCAGTACTTGGGGCACGTTCACGTCCAACATCTGCAATAGTACGTCCAGTATCCGCAGCCTCCTGGGCAATATCAGCAGCACGTTGTATATTACGCATCTGGTCCGTGCTACTTGCACTCGATTGCCGGTTACGCAAGGAAGCAGCAGCATCTGCAGCGTTAGGGGATGATGTTTGTGTGTAGGTAGAAGAAGGTGTAGGAGCTACGTAACCAGACCCTTGAACAGACCCTTGCCTAGAGGAAGCAGTCCTAGGGCCACCACGCATCGCATTGTTACCATAGGCACCCATAGCTGACTTAGTGAGGGTCTTAGTGGAGTCAAAGAAACCACCTACTTTAATCTCATTATCAGCAGCGTAACCACCAGCTGCCTCGCGTAGTTTAGCAGCTTCAGTCTTGTGGCCGTGGGACTCAAGGACAGCAGCATTGGCCATCGCCTCTGCGTACTTCTGTGTCTTAATAACCTTACCGAGAAGACCACCGGCGAGAGTACCGGATACCATACCGCCGAGCTTACCCAGGAGACCCTTCTCCTCTTCAGTCTCACCCATACCCAAGGTAGTCATACTTTGTTCCATAAGAGTACTAGGGTCTGTGTAGTCGTATTTCTTCATCCAAGCATTAGGATCATGTTTAGGTGCCGCTGAGCCATCACCGTTATCCTGAGTGATACCCGTGTCAGGGGCAGCAGCAGGATCAGGAACACAGGTGTTAGTGTTAGGGTCTAGGATATAACCCTCTGGACACTGAACAGGGGCAGGGGCGGGTGTACCACCTGCAGGAGGTGTACTTGTGACACCAGACTCGATAGAGAAACCCGGAGTGTGTGCATACGGGTCGAATGGGGTAGCTGCCGGAGGAGGCGTAGGCGTGTCAACAGCACCACCTTCAGCAAACTGCTTTGGAGCAGCCTGACCTTGAACGGCAGGAGCTGTAGCAGCCTGACCTTGCTGTGGTTGTTGTACAAAGATACCCTTGGACTTCAAGAGATTGGAAATAGAAGGATCCTTCATAGCAGCAGCTTTAACACGGTCAATGATACCATTTACATCGGCGCCGGGGACAAGACCACCAGTAGCGTAACCATCCATCAGGTCCAAGTCAGAGCCGATAGTGTGCTCCATCTTTTCATCTTCGACAGATTTACCACCAATACGTCCATCTTCTTCCATACCCTCAAGGCCAGACTTAGCTTTATCACGGAGCTTCTCGAAGTAGGCTACACCGAAGTACTTAACTACGTCAGCAGGCACTACATACTCACCGGAGGAGAGCTTAGCATCTACGTCATCCCGTACATCTTCGGCATTAGAGCCAGCAGGAATATCGTTACCTGATACCGGGTCTACATCCATACCATCAGTGGCTAGACCACCCTCTTCATACATCTTTTTCATCTAGAATGTCTCCGTCTTTTCACCATTGATTTTATCACGGAGCTGCTTAAGGCTACGTAACGCTTTAACTTCACCTTGAAGGCGATACAGTTCCGAGGATTCAACCCTCTGTTCTAATTGTCTGTGGCAGAACTCGATACGTACATCAAGCTCCTCACAGAAGGCATCCCATAGGGGTTTATCGTTTACTAGTTTCTTAAGTTGCATTAGCTTATACTATCTCCGTTAGGTTGAGTAACCGTAGCTGCGTCTACTCTAACTTGGAAGCGGAGCAGACTAGATAGGTCATCCTGTATTACAAACTCGTACCTATCTCCACCTTTGGGGCTAAGATCAACTGGGGCTGCAAACTTAGTGTAGAACTTTAGGAAGGTATTAGTCCCATCATCCCACGCTTCCTCAAGTTTAGCGTTAGAACCAGATATAATGTCGGAGTGGTTTGTAACTACGTTTGTAAATCTTGTTTGATTATACTGTATACGTCTCACCAGTATGCCGTTAGTCAAGGCAGATAAGGACCCAAACTTATTGTAAGACAAACCAACTGTAGTCCCATTAGTCAAAGCCAGTGTGGTATTATCAACAACTGTCCAAGCGATACCGTATACACGTAGGATATTACCGTTACTAGGGGCGACTGTATATACAAGACCAGATCCTGCATTGAGAGCCATATCATCTAGATAATAGTCCATAGGAGGACCAGCACCGATATCTACGGTTGTAACCGTAAACTCGTCTACAGTAGCACTCGTAATAGCAAGATCAGCTAGTGGTATCACGAACCTTTGCCAAGCAGCAGAAAGAGAGGTGTTGATGTAGTTACCGATATCGACAGAAGCGCTTACAGTCACACCAGCTAACCTGAACTGTACAAGAACTTGCTTAGTACCTGACGTAGACCACTGGTCAATATAAATAGCACCTGTTATAGAGTTGTATGCACTGAGGCTAATAGGGGCAGACCGTGTAAATAGGGCTTGGTCATTGTTTACAGTGGATGTTGCGTCTACAGAACGGGTACCAGTGAAGGCCTGTGTAGTGCTATTGAATACAAAGTTAGCACCACTAGCTGTCCACAGGACAGTATCTGTCCCGTTATGGATACCATCGGTAGCCCCCGATATAGCCCCATTAACAGCCATATCGTTACCATGTACATCGTTTACAGCAAAGGATTGATTGTTAGTTTCGGTTTCAAAGGATGTTTGATAGACAAACAATCCTCTTGGTTTTGAAATCTCATCAGACTTACCATCAAAGACCTGAGCCTCTGTGATACCGTTCACCCCACCGATAATGCTACTCTTGATAGCCATAGTTAATACCTTAGGTTAGTTCACCAATGGGTGTCATGAAGAAGGAGATACGAGCATAGATCTTACCCGAGGTGTGGTCGCCAGTATACTGTACCGCAACACTTCGACCGGGAGGTACAACTAGGCTACCCTCTTTAGAGTAACGAGACATCTCACCCTCACCCTTAACGTACTCCTTATCAAAGACAGTAAGAGTACCTGTTAATGTAGGATTACCATCGTAGCATGTAACGTTGGATAGAGTGTTGGAGCCAAGATACATATTGACAGGGGTCTTGACGGTACCACCGGTAGAGTAACTTACATCTGTTCCGAACTGGACGTAATTAGATGCATTTGGAAGGACTGTACCACCTGCAGGGTCGATAACCTCAAAGCGCATGTATGTAATACTAGCTGTTTCAGTCGTACTGCTGTTTGTAATAATCAAAGGTGTAACAGTGCCACTAGCTAAAGTAGCCTCACCCCATACTTGGAAAGCCTTGAAGTGTTCCTTAGACGCCTCGTGTTGCAATGGTACAGACACGGCTGTGACCATTAGGCGGTTCTCTTCATCCACACCAGCGTAGAGCCCATTACCTGTTCCTGATTCAATCTTCATCGATTATTCTCCATATCTCTGTACATCGCCGGATGTAATTGTGTTACCTGACATTTCAGATAAATGTATATTCATTATTCTTAACTCAACTAAAATAGCATTTAAGAGTTCAACAGTATCTTTGCTAGACTCGTCTAATGCTATCTTACCGAATGCGTTTACTAGGTTACCTGACATAATCAGTATTACTCCGTAATGTAACCAGCGAAACCCATGTAGTAACTGGCGTCACCACCTGCGGTATCCACTGTGATGCCATATGCCTGCCCTGCGGGGATTGCTAAGTCGATAGAAGCAAAGAGACGACCACTGCCTTGGATAAGGAAGGCGTTAGGTACTGTTGGCAATGTACCGAAGGTTTTACCACCAGCTGTTGCACCGTATACAGTGATGTCAGTGTCAAAGACGGACAGGGCACCTGCGCTACGGTTACCAATACCTATGCTGGAAGCGTCAGAAATAAGGGTACCACCTGTCGGATTGGCCCACACCTTTACCTTAAAGATACCTTCGGTACCAGCAGTAAAGTTCCAGAAACCACCAAACAGATTAACCAACTCAAGAGACTTAGTTGTGCTATTATTCTTAATATACAGAACAGCTTGGTCACCCGTTGTAGCTGAAAGTGTCTTATCGTAGTCGTTGATATTGAAGGCACGAGAATCTTCCACAGCTTCACGGTAGGTGGTCTCAGTGACAGCCTCAGTTAGCAGCTTATTGGTGTTAGATACTTTAGCTCGATAATTAGCACCTGTACCGTCCATAATCGTAGTTGACATTTACTTCTCCTATTAACACTTAAACCAGAAGGAGAAGTCTCCATCTGTGTTGACGTTTGTTTGAATCCAAAGATATGGGTTGGTTGATGTAGGTTGTGCGTCCTGTATATACACTACGCCTTGGCCCTGATACGGTTCTGCAGTTATTGTCTGACCGTTAGACATTGTAATAATCAAATCACCGTTAGCATCGTAACGAGAACCAGTAACGTAGAAGTTGGAACCAGAGCCACCGCCAGTGTAACCACCTGTAACTCGTCCACCCTTACCACCTGAGGCTCCGGGCTTACCTCTTACGTAGCCAGCATCTATTACTTTACCAGAAGTTAGACGTATTGTCAAGTGGTAATTATCATCCACCCAAACCTTCTCAACACCTACTCCGTCTTCACCGTCTTTACCGGATGGTCCTGGGAGCCCCTGAGAGCCTCTCTCACCGTCCTTACCGTCTTTTCCTGCCTCACCCCTTAGACCTACCGGTCCAGGTGCTCCACGGACGCCCTGAGGGCCTCTGAGGCCATCCTTACCGTCTACACCATCTTTACCTGCTGCAGCGGCCTTACCGTCCTTACCGTCACGTCCATCTTTACCATCGATACCGTCTTTACCGTTGATACCATCTTTACCATCCTTACCGGCTACACCTTGGATACCTTGGATACCCTGAGGACCCTGTGGTCCGACGATGTTACCGAAGTCTAGGGTAAGACCTGACTGCCACTTACAATGTAAGCAACCGTTCTTAACAAAGAACTCGGGGGTCTCCAGAATGGGAGAGCGAGAGTGGAACTCTTTAAGTTGATCCTCTACCTTGCGCTGTAGGTTGGAGATGTCTACCGAATTAGCAGACGCCTCCTTCTTAGCAACGGCAATGATAGTGGCTAGGAGCTTACTATCCATTATCCTTGGCC